CCGGCTGGCCAGGCGATCCGGTGTGTCCGTGACGGACGCGCCCGCACACACGAACCCGAACGCCCGCAGCGCCTGCGGGCGCTCTCACATCGAGGCAATCGCATGATCCGCACCGCCTACGCCACCGCACGCACGTCCGGTCTGCTGCCCGCCATCGGCTGGACGATCCTGATCGTCGGCATGATCGCGTTCGCCTCCGGCCTGTGGGGCGGATACGAATGGCGCAAGGGCCGCGATGCGATCGCGGATGCGGCTGCACTGCGCAAGCAACAGGGCGCCGATCGGAAGCTGATCACCGAGCTGCACACGGCAGCCACGAAGGCGGCGCAACGCGACGCCAACAACGCGGCGGCCTATCGCGACGCCGCCGCACGCCTGGACGCGATCGCGTCCGATCTGGAGACGACCAATGCACGCAACCGCGCACACGCAGCGCAGCAACGCCAGGAGCTGGCGGAGCTGCTGCGGCGCAATCCTGATCTTGCTCGCGTCGATGTCGGCCCTGACGTCGTGCGCCACTGGAACCGCAGCAATCAAGGCGCCGCCGGTGGCGCCGGCACCGCCCCCGCCGTCGATCGACAGAAGCCTGCGGACACCGTGCCCGGACGAACTGCCCCCGGTCACGGACAGCAGCCTGCCGGCCCTGCTGCAGAACCACGACGAGGGCGCCGCGATCTACCACGAATGCAAGGCCGGCAAGGGCGCGCTGATCCGCGCGACGGACGAATGGGAGCGCACCGCGTGGCGCTGGTACTGCGATGCGCTGGATGCGGTGGGGCTGGACAGCGCCGACTGCAGGGCGGGGCTTGAGCGGCTCCGATGATCGACGACGCGGAGATGGCGGCGCAGATCGATGCGCTGGCGATGGATCGCTTCGAGGCCAGCCGCGCCGGCATCGCCGCCGCGGCGCCGTTGCATCCGGTGGCATGCGCCGACTGCGGCGTGTGCATCCCACCGGAACGGCTGCGAATCGTGCCGGCGGCGAGGCGGTGCGTGCGCTGCCAGGCGCGATTGGAAAATTGACACGGGGGAGAAGGATGCAAGCGATCAATTGGGACATCGTCATCAAGGCCATCACGTTGCTGGTGCTGCTGGGCAACACCACCGCGACGTTGGTGCTGTTCATGCGCCGCAGGAACGATGCCAGGGCGAAGGCGATGGAAGACCGCCAGGACAAGTTCGACGAGAAGCTGGCGCAGCAGGGAACGAAGATCGGCTCCGAGGTCGCCGAGCGAAAGGAAGAAGCCGCCGCGGTGAAGCAGCGCCTCGCACTGGCCGAGCAGGCGATCAAGAACATGCCGACGCACGAAGACCTGCGCCGGATCAGTGAACGCCTGGGCACGCTCGAACGTGACGTCGGCTCGATCGACACAAAGACGGACGGCATCCAAGAGACCGTCAACACCATCCGCGATTTGCTCCTGGAGAAGGGGGTCTGATGTCCAAGCACAAGTCACTGCAGGAGCGCCTGACCGAAGACCGCCGCCTGGTCATCCTGCGCGTGCTGCAGGAAATGCCCGCGAGTCGATCGAACAGCAGCGTCATCGCCGACATGCTGGTCATGTGGGGCCACCATGTGAGTCGCGACTATGTGCGGACCCAGCTGCGCTGGCTGGAAGAGCAGGAGCTGGTTTCCGTCGAGGATCTGGACGGCGTGCTGGTGGTCACCCTCACCGAGCGCGGTCACGACGTGGCAACAGGCGCCGCGGTCGTCGACGGCGTCAAGAAGCCGAGGGGCTGACATGGGTCGCCGTATCGGGAGCGTGGATCGCACGCCGGAGAACATGCGCAAGATCATCGACGGCGTGCTGCGCACCAATCGCATGACCGTCGACGAGCTGCGTCAGCATCTGGCCGCGCTCTACCCCGAGGCCGAGGTGCCGTCGCGCTCGGCCCTGTACCGCTACAAGGGCAGCATCGAGGCGCTCACCGGCCGCATGCGCGACATGCAGATCGCCGCGCAGACGATCGTCGCCGACCTGGGCGAGAACCCGGACGACAAGGCCGGCGCGCTGCTGGTGCAGGCGATCACCGCCCTGACGGCGAACGCCGCGCTGGAAGCGAACGCCGAGGGCGCCGACGTGGGCATCGAGGACGTGCGTAGGCTGGCCCGCGCCGCGCGCGACGTGATCAGCGCGCGCAGCATGTCGCTCAAGGAGCGGCAGCAGATCGAGGCGATGGCGCGCGAGAAGCTGCTGCGCGAGCAGTCGGAACGCCTGGACAAGGTCGTCAAGAGCGGCGGCCTGAGCGAGGAGACCGCGGCGGACCTGCGCCGGAAGATTCTGGGGATCGGCTGATGGTGCCGGATCTTCTCAAGGCCGAACTGCCCGCCTCAATCGCCGACGCGATCCACGGCAGCACGGATTCCGTCGCGCTGAAATACCAGCGCCAATGGATCGCGGATGACGGCCCGCTCAAGGTCGCCGAGAAGTCGCGCCGCGTCGGCCTGACGTGGGCCGAAGCGTCGGACAACGTGCTGACCGCATCGAAGGCGCGGCAGTCCGGTGGCATGAACTGCTACTACATCGGCTACAACATGGACATGGCGATCGAGTACATCGAAGCCTGCGCCATGTGGGCGCGCGTGTTCAACGAGGCCGTGTCGGAGATCGAGGAAGGCGAGGAAGTCTTCAAGAACGGCGACGACGAAAAGCACATCAAGACCTACACGATTCGCTTCGCGTCGGGCTTCCGCATCGTCGCGCTGTCCTCGCGGCCGGCGAACCTTCGCGGCAAGCAGGGCGTGGTGGTGATCGACGAGGCGGCGTTCCACAACGACCTGGGCGAACTGCTCAAGGCCGCTCTGGCGCTGTTGATCTGGGGCGGCAAGGTCCGCGTGATCAGTACCCACGACGGCGATCAGAACACGTTCAACGAGTTGATCAACGACATCCGATCGGGGAAGCGCAAGGGCAGCGTCCACCGCATCACCTTCCGCGAGGCCGTCGAGCAGGGCCTGTTCGGTCGCGTCTGCATGCGCAAGGGCGTGCCGTGGAATGCCGAGGAACAGGCGAAGTGGATCGCGGACGTGTATGCGTTCTACGGCGACAGCGCCGAGGAAGAGCTGGACGTGGTGCCGTCGCAAGGCAGCGGCGCGTGGCTGACCAGCGCGCTGATCGAGGCGCGCATGTACGACGCGCCGGTGTTCCGCTACGACTGCCCCGCGGGGTTCGAGCGCCTCCCGGATTCCACGCGGTGGGATGCCGTCCAGGAATGGCTCGATGCGGAGATCGCGCCCGCGCTGGCCACGCTGCCGAAAGACGCGGACAGCTGCTACGGCCAGGACTTCGGCCGCAGCGGCGACCTCACCGTGGGCGTGCCAGCCATCATCGAGAAGGATCTGCGCCGCCGTGTGCCGTTTACCTTCGAGCTGCGGAACATGCCGCATGCGCAACAGCTGCAAGTGGTGCGCTTCGTGCTGCGGCGCTTGCCCCGCTTCCGCAAGGGCGCGGTGGACGCGCGCGGCAACGGCCACGCCATCTCGGAGTTCTTGGCGCAGGAGTTCGGCTGGGATCGCATCGAGCTGGTGATGCTGACCGAGGGCTGGTATCGCGAGCAGATGCCGGCGGTCAAAACGGCGTTCGAGGACGACACCATCTCGCTGCCGCGCGATCGCGACACGCTCACGGACCTGCGCGCGGTGAAGATGATCAAGGGTGTCGCGCGTCTGCCCGACAAACGCAGCAGCAGCAGCGACGGTGGAAAGCGTCACGGCGACGCCGCGATCGCGGTGGCGCTGATGCACTACGCGAGCCGCAACCTCAGCTATTCCTTCGAGTTCGAGGCGACAGGCGAGACTGCTGCCACCATGACGGCCGCCGCATTCACCGGCGCGTCCGTGCAGATCACGGATGCCGGCTTCGGCGCCGTGGCTGGCCTTACTGATCTGGACGGCTACGTATGAGCGACGAATCCTTCGACAAGATCGAGACCCCGCAGCCGGGTCTGGAGATCGCAACCACCGGCGACGGCCGCGACATCACCCGGCCCTATGTCGCCGGCATGATGATGCCGAACGATCGCGTCCTGTCCGGCCGCGGCGGTGGCGATCTGCAGATCTACGAGCAGGTGCTTTCCGATCCCCAGGTGAAGGCGTGCCTGGAGCAGCGCCGCAATGCAGTGACGAGCTGCGAGTGGATTGTCGAGGCCGCCAGCGATCGCCGCGCCGATCGCAAGGCCGCGGACTGGCTGCGGGAGAACCTGCAGCACATCGGCTGGGACGCCCGCACCGATCGCATGCTCTATGCGTCGTTCTACGGATTCAGCGCCGCCGAGCTTCTGTGGGAAGTGCGCGACGGCAAGCTGGCTTGGCGAGCGATCAAGGTCCGCAATCGCCGCCGCTTCGGCTTCAACGCTTCCGGTGATCTGCGCCTGCTGACGCCGCAGAACATGATCGAGGGCGAGCCCGCGAAGGCGCCCTACTTCTGGCACATCGCGACGGGCGCAGACAACGACGACGAGCCCTACGGCTTGGGCCTCGCGCACTGGTGCTACTGGCCGGTGCTGTTCAAACGCCACGGCGTGGGCTTCTGGCTGACGTTCCTCGAAAAGTTCGGGATGCCCACGGGCGTGGGTGAATTTCCCGTCGGCGCAACGCCTGCCGAGCGCGCGATGCTGCTGGGTGCGATCCGCGCAATCCGCAACTCGTCGGGCGTGATCCTGCCGCGGGGCATGAAGATCGACCTCCTCGAAGCCGCGCGCAGCGGCAGCGCCGATTACAAGCAGCTGCACGACACGATGGACGACTCGATCGCGAAGGCGATCATGGGCCAGAGCGCCAGCGTCCAGGGCACGCCGGGCAAGCTCGGCAATGACGAGCTGAAGGCGGACGTGCGCCAGGACATCGTCAAGGCCGACGCCGACCTGGTCTGCGAATCCTTCAACCTCGGCCCGGTGCGCTGGCTGACGATGTTCAATTTCGACGGCGCTGATCCCCCGAGGGTCTTTCGCGCGATCGAGGAACCGGAAGACCAGGACAAGATCGCGGACCGCGACGGCAAGGTCATCAAGTGGGGCTTCCGCCCTTCGATCGACTACATCAAGCGGCAATACGGCGACCATTGGGAGCCGGCACCGGCGCCCGCCGAGCCGCTGCCGCCGATCGCGCCGCCCGCCGAGTTCGCCGCAGGCGACACGATCGCGCGCGGCCGTGCGGCCGCCCAGGAGCGTCTCGACGTGGTGTTCGCCGCGGCCGATACGCTGGCCAGCGACGCGCAGGATTACGTCCAGGCGCGCGTGCGTGAGCTGCAGGTGATCCTCGACGAAACCGGCGACCTGGCGGAGTTCGCGGCGCGGCTCAACGAACTGGCCGATGACGATCCCGATGGCGACTTCGTCGAGTCGCTGGCGCGTGCGGGTTTCGGTGCGTGGCTGGAAGGCTACGCGCGGCGTGAGGCTTGACGCATGTCGATCGACGCACGTTTCGATCTGCCGCCCGAGGAGGCGATCGCCTACCTCGAAAGCAAGGGCGTGCGCGTTTCGTTCGCCTGGCAGGACGTGTGGGCGGAGGAGCATCAAGCGGCCTTCACGGTCGCGAAGATGGCGGACGTGGATCTGCTCGCCGACGTCAAGGAGGCGGTGACCGAGGCGATCGCGCAGGGGCAAACGCTGCAGGCGTTCAAGGCCGCGCTGATGCCGCGCCTGATGCGCGCCGGCTGGTGGGGCCAGAAGCCGCAGACCGATCCGCAGTCCGGCCGCACGCGCGTCGTGCAGCTGGGCAGCGCGCGGCGGCTGCAGACGATCTTTCGGACCAACATGGCGATGAGCTACTCGGCCGGCGAGTGGTCGAAGATCGAGGAGGCATCGGCCGACGCGCCATACCTCCTTTACGACGCCGTCGACGACAACCGCACGCGCGAACAACACCTCGCCTGGAATGGCATCGTGCTGCGCTGGGATGATCCCTGGTGGCGCACGCACCGTCCGCCCAACGGCTACAACTGTCGCTGCAGCACGATCCAGCTCGCCGGCGACGACCTGGCCGCGCTCGGCAAGACCAAGCCGGACAAGGCGCCACCCGTACGCCGTCGCGAATGGGTGAACAAGCGCACCGGCGAAGTGATGCAGATCCCCGAAGGCATCGACCCGGGCTTCGACTACAACCCCGGGGAAGGTCGCATTTCGGAACTGCGCCATACGCTCGAACAGAAGCGCAAGGCGCTGGGCGGCTGATGGACGCCAATCTTCGCCTCGACGATGCCGAGATCACCGCAGCGCTTCGCCGCCTGCAGGAGATCACCGGCGGCCGCGCCAGCGACACGATGCGGCGCATCGCCAACTTCATGCTCACCGCGGCGCGCATGCGCTTCCGCACGCAGCAGGGGCCGGATGGCCAGCGCTGGGCGCCGTCGGCGCGGGCGCGGCGCGAGGGCGGGCAGACGCTGCGGGACACCAACCGGCTGTTCCAGAGCCTCACCTGGCGATCGGGGCCGGACTTCGCGGAGGTCGGCACGAACGTGCCCTACGCAGCGGCGCACCAGCATGGCGTTAACAAGCAGGTCACGGTGCCGGCGCACCGCCGGATGCTTCGGCGTTCGGACACCACGCGGCGCACGGTCTCGATCCGGTCCGTCATGGTCAAGTCGCACCAGCGCCGCATGCGGCTGCCGGCGCGGCCGTTCTTCGGCTGGGGCGCGGCGGACCGGGCGCGTATCCTGGCGATGCTGCAGGAGGGCATCGGACGGGTCGCGCAGCCCTGATCCAAGCGCGCGCCCTAGGGCGGTTTCCGGGGTGCGGGCGCCACCGCCGGCCGGGTCAGCCCCCGCGCCGCGCCCATGAGGCCCGTTAAAGGGCCTTAAACGGGGGTTGGCGAGTCGCTCGGGGTCTGCGAGGTGTCGTCGAGGCGGGTTCACCCCCAAGGCGCCTCAAATCGCGTCTCGTTGCGTCGGCACCCTCTTGCCCGTCGCGGCCGCCCCGGGTAGCGTTTCCGGGCGGCGGTGGATCGCCTCGCAATGGGCGACACGCGTCGCCCGGACCGTGACGGTATGCCGGGCCAATCTGGCGGTCATGAACCAGCCCGCCGCCACCATCACTCCGCCGCCGACCGTGCCCGGCCTCCGGGTCGAAGTCCTCAAGGTCGGCACCTTCCGCGACCTCCACGGTCGCGACATCCCGGTCACCCGCGAAGATCTGACCGAGCTGGCCGCCAGCTACGACCCGGCGCGCTACCGGGCGCCGGTCGTCATCGGGCACCCCAGAATCGAGGACTGCGCCTGGGGCGTCCACGAACGTTTCGAGGTCGAGGGCGACTCGCTCTTCGCTGTCGAGGGCCGCGTCGATGCACAGTTCGCGGCTTTCCGTGACGCGGGGCGCTTCGCCGAACGATCGCTCTCGTTCTTCCTGCCGGATCACCCCAACAACCCGACCCCGGGCAAGAAGCACGTCAAGCATGTAGGGTGGCTCGGTGCCGTTCCTCCGGCGGTGCCCGGTCTGGAGCGCCTGCAGGGTCGTGATCGCGTCGCCGCGTTGTCGGCCTACGACCCCAACGATCAGCACGTCGTCGCACTGTCGATGCGCAATGACCGCCGCTGGGGCTTCGGCACGTCCGCGTCGCTGTTCCGCCGCGTGCGCGACTGGATGATCGAGCAATTCGGCGTGGAGAAGGCCGACATGGTCGTCCCCTCGTGGGAAATCGACTCGCTGCGCGAAGCGGCCGCACCCGATCCGGAAAGCGACGCCCCCGCCTATTTCTCCCAGCCCGCGCCGGCTGCTACGCCCGCGCCCGTACATCAAGGCCCCGCCATGACCCAGCCCAATCCGCAGACCGTCGACCTCGCCGCACAGCAGGCCGCACTCGCCGAGCGCGAGGCGCGCGTCGCCGCCCAGGAACAGCAGATCGCAGCCACGACGGCCGCGGCCGCGCGCACCAGCGCCGTCGAGTTCGCCGACTCCCTGGTCACCGACGGCCGCCTGCTGCCGCGCAACAAGTCGCGCGTCGTCGAGCTGATGCTCGCGCTGCCGGCGACGCAGGCCGTCGCATTCTCCGGCGACGACGGCAGCCAGCAGAGCAAGCCCGCGGTCGAGATCTTCCGCGAGCTGATGCTCTCGCTGCCGAAGCAGATCGACTTCGCGGTCAAGTCCGACACGCCCGTCGCCGGCGAGGCCGGTGCCGTCGTGGACTTCGCCGCCGCTCCGGGTGCCGAAGTCGACCCCGCCGGATTGGCCATCCACGCCAAGGCGCTGCAGTACATGCAGCGCAACACCGGCGCCACGTACCTGCAGGCCGTCAAGGCTTGCGGCGGCTGACGCGCCGCTACGGCCATCACCTGACCATCTGACCCGAGAGCCACCATGACGCAGAAAATTTCGATTCTCACGCTGACCGTGTTCGCTGCGGCCGCGATCGCAGCCGAGCGCTTCATCACCGCGAGCGGCGCATACCCCACCGCCCGCCAGGGCGCCTACGGCGTCACTGCGACGAGCGCGGATGCTGCCGGCGATGCCGTGCCCGTCGACGTGCTGGGGACCACCGTCGTGACGGCGGGCGGCGTGTTCGCGAAGGACGCTTCGCTG